CAAGGAATTTTTCTTTCATACAACCACCTCGTCTGCATTATATAACGAACCAAGCACAAAAATCAAGCATCGGTTTATCCGGTGCTTTTTTATTTCCAAAAATTAAAGGAGGAAACCTATGAAAATCAGTGAACTGCCAAAGGCAACTACCGTAACAGACGAAGACACAATACCTTTGGTGCAGGAGGGCGAGACCAAACAGGCTTCACGAAAGGATTTTGTCGGCGTCGTACCAAACGACTTGAAGCTCACCGGCCGGATTTTGCAGTTGACCGCAAACGGCGAAGCGTCTGGGGGCGGCATCACACTGCCGGACTTTGGAAAATTTGAGTTGTGGAATGACATAACGCTTGCTGAGGATGTAAAAACCATTACAATGTCAAAAACAGATGACGGAAGACCGTTAAATATAAAAGAAATGTTTTTATATTTTAACGGAAAATTCAACATGGATTCTGCGGCTTTGTTGTTTTACGGGAGAGGAAATATCTATCAACTTTGGACGAACTTTAAAGCAAGCAACGATATTTTAACTGCTTTTTGGGTCTATAGTAAAAAAGTGGGCGACGGAGCTTTTTTTTCGATTTATCCGGCAACGCAAATTACAGGAAATGTTTTAGAAAACGGAAATCTTCAAGGGCTGAGTGCTGCAAACAAAGAGCTGAAATCTGATTTTTCGCACCACAACACGATAAAAAAAGCAGAATCATTTACTTTCGGCGGATACGAAAAAGATTTCAGAATGTTAGCAGGCAGCCGCGTTTTTATTTGGGGGGTAATGGACAATGATTAAGATTTGGAGTGACGGAGATTATCAGGACATAACAGAGGAACAGTTCCGGGAGCAGCTCGGCGTCGAAGCAGAGGCAACGCCTTCAGAACCAACAGCGGAAGAACGCCTTTCGGCACTCGAAGCGGCAGTCGCTGACCTTGCTTTACAGAATCTGCCAGCGGAGGTGAAAGCAGATGCGTGAGTTTTTAAAAATCCAGCTTGAACTCTACCGCGCCGGCGGCAAGTCCATCGGAATTGAAAAAATCAAGGCGCTTGCAGCAGTATATTTGTCTGAAGCCGAGCGCGAAGAATTACTCGGACAAGGGGGTGATGCCGTTGAATGAGTTTCTTTGGGAAACCTACAAAATAGCACTGCCGGTGCTACTTGGCTATATCGTTTTGCTTTTGAAAAAGCAGAAAAAAGACCGTGATGCCAACAGTCAAGGCACAATGCTTTTGCTTCGCGTCCAGCTGATTGATTATCACGAAAAATGGACGCAGCGCGGGTACATAAGCAAACACGGCCTCGAAAATTTCATTGAAATGTATAATGCATATCATGCCCTTGGCGGCAATGGTATGGTTACACATCTTCTTGAAGAAGTCAAAGATTTACCGATTAAAACATCAGAAAAAGGAGCATGAAAATGAACATCAACTGGAAAGTAAGACTGAAAAGCAAAACCTTTTGGCTGGCGATGATTCCGGCGCTTCTGCTGCTCGTGCAGGTTGTTGCCGCTGTGTTTGGATTTGAGCTTGACCTCGGCGTGCTCGGTGACCGACTGCTGGCGGTTGTAAACGCTGTATTCGCTGTCTTGACCATTCTCGGCGTTGTGACAGACCCGACCACCGCCGGACTGTCTGACAGCAAACAGGCGCTTACATACACGGAACCGAAGGAGGATTGAAAGGTGAATTTCGGAGCAGCAATTGAATGCTTAAAACAAGGATATGCGGTAGCCCGCAAAGGTTGGAATGGGAAAAATATGTTCCTGTACCTTACAGGAGGATCGATTGTTGATTTTCAAGATCTGCGCGGAAATGCAAAGAGATTTGTTACGAAAGAAACGACAAGAGCGGATGCAGCTTGTATCAATCCGCACATCGACATGGTGGCGGCGGACGGCTCGGTCGTTGTAGGTTGGTTGGCAAGTCAGACGGACATGCTGGCAGAAGATTGGGAAGTAGTATATGGAAACATAGCGCAGGCGTTTACATATACGGAATCAATGGAGGAATAAGCAATGGCAACATATAAAGGAATCGATGTATCAAAACATCAAGGGAAAATCGACTGGCAGAAGGCGAAAGATGCCGG